TACAAGTCTATAACATTTGAAGGCGACACTACTGGAGCATTAGATAACGACGCTAACCGCAGTCTTAACGTAAACTGGTGGCTTGCGGCTGGCACTGATTTCTCTAGTGGCACTCTTGCAACATCTTGGCAAACACTTGACGCCACTGACAGAGCCGTCGGGCAAGTAAACATTTTTGATAGCACTAGCAACGACTGGTATATCACCGGAGTCCAGATGGAACTTGGCGAACAGGCCACGCCGTTTGAGCATCGGTCGTTCGCGGATGAACTATACCGTTGCAAAAGGTATTTTCAAAAGTCCTTTAACTATGACACAGCCCCAGAAAACGGTGGTTCGTCTGACGTAAGTTTCAATGGTGGCTTGCTTAGTTATTGCGGCTCTAACAACAATGGAGCTTTTTCTGGTTTTCACAGGTTTGACCCTGAAATGAGAGCTACACCAACCATTACAACTTTTGGAAATAGTAGTGGTCACTGGGGAAGTTTATCGCCAACTAACACGGGGACAACCAGCTTTAGTTCAGGAGCCGGATTTTTAACTAACACCAAAGCCAGTGGCGTCAATTTCGGTCAGAACGTGTCTGGTGATACATTACTTATCGGATTCGGTCATTTAACAGCGGATGCAGAGCTATGAACACATTTACCGACGTGAAATGGCACACTGACTTTGAGGGCAACAAAATTGCATATAGATGCACCATGAATGGTCAGCCACAAGTTCACATTCCGCTCGACCCCGCAAACACGGATTACATCGACATCAAGAAACAGATTGATGCTGGCGACATTACTGTCGGTGCAGCAGATGCCATCGTGACATAATGAAGCTGGCGATGGAACCCGTACTCAAGACACAGATGGAACTTGAGGCACACGAGAAGGAGTGTGCTATCCGGTATGCTGCTGTCCAAGAAAAGCTAGAGGGTTTGGACAAGCGCATGTGGCGTCTTGAAGCGATGATTATGGGTAGCACGATTTTAGTTGTGGCTATGGTCGTCACAGTATTTATGGGAATGAATTAATATGGCATTACCTCCCGGAGCAAAATTAGCACAGCAAAAATCCGAAGAGCTTACACAACAGGTAGGAGGAGAAGCTACACAAGTAACTCCTATCGTACAAGAACAGGCTGAAGATGAAAAGCTGTCGACAGAGGGTGTAACCCTTGCGGATCGCCCTGAAGCTGTCACGCCTACGACTATAGATCCTGCGGAGTTTCAGCCCTTAACAACGCCCGAGAAGGTTGTCAAAGGACAAACCGAAGCTATCGAACGAGGCTTAGGCACTGTCGAGGGACAACAGTTTACTGGCGCTAAGTCTGATTTCTCCGTAAGCAACCTGATAGATTTAGATGACATATCTGGTCAGCAGCTTTCGGATGGCGCGTTAGCAACCGCTGCCACACAAGAACTAGACGAACGCGCCACAGTCAAGTATCAGTTGTCAGAGCTTTTCAAAGGCATTGAGGACGGAAAGCCTCTACCCCCGTGGGCATCTCCTGCCGTTCGTAAGGTCACCTCTGTGATGCAGCAGAGAGGCTTGGGAGCATCTTCCCTAGCTGCTGCGGCAGTGACTCAGGCTATCATGGAGTCGGGTATTTCTATAGCCGCGCAAGACGCGAAGATGTATCAGGCTATACAAATCAAAAACCTCGACAACCAACAGCAGGCCGCTCTCTCTAACGCTGTACAAGTCGCTACGATGGATCGCCAAAACGCAGATGCACGCACGAAGGCGGCGATATCTAACGCACAAGCCCTGCTGTCTATCGACATAAAAGAACTCGACGCACAGCAACAAAGCAACGCCCTGAAGTACAGCGCTATCACACAGGCAGCACTGGCGGACGCAGCAGCAGAAAATGCACGCGTACAGCTAAACGCAAAGAACGAGTTGCAGGTAGAAGAATTTTTTACAGAGTTAGGTGTGCAGATAGATCAGCAAAACATCAGTCGCGATGTAGCACTGCGTACGTTCAATGCCAATCAAGAAAACGCGTACAAGCAGTACAACGCAGGACTGCGCGATCAACGCGAGAAGTTCAACGCAAACATGAAGTTCGCAATCGATCAGTCGAATACTCAGTGGCGTCGACAGATCAACACGGCAAACACTGCAGTCCAGAACGAAGCAAATCGTATAAACGTACAGAACCAGTTCAACGCGACACAGACAGCCCTCAACCAGCTATGGCAGCAGTATCGGGATAACGCTACGTTCAACTTCACAGCATCTGAAAGTGACTTGCAAAGAAAGCACGAGTCGATACTGAAAGCCCTCGAAGTTTCGGCGACAGAAAAGATATACAACGATCAACAAAAATCAGACATCGCAAAGAGTCTGATCAACCTGATAGCGGTGTGGTAATATGTTCGAACTATTCAACGATATAAAAAACATCATAACAGTAGTGAAAACTGGCGCTCAACTCGCTAAAAAGTCCGGCATCTTAGGCGAACCCGAAAAACAACAGTCGAGCTTTATGGCTCCTGACCTAGACTTAAGTTCTAGTCTTCGATCCGCTCGTCCGCCTTTGCGAGAGATGGACGCACCGCGAGGCATAGCTATCCCCCGCATAGAGAACGCATTTACGTACGTAGCTAACAACGTGATGCGAGACGTAAACATACAGCGTATTCAGTCTCGCAATGCTCCGTCTGCCACTCCTGCGGGTAAACCTGTCAACTTGGGGGGTATGAATAGCGTACGTAAGAGTAGAGTAGATCGTAACTTATTCAGACAGCGGACGTTAGGATAGTAATGTTTAAGGGAAGTAACAAAACAGACGTGCGTCGAGGCGGTCTCGAATCTCGGGACCGTTTTGCAGGAGCGCCTCCGGGTATCTCCCTGACTACGGACAACACACGCTGGCCGTGGGGCAACCCGCCTCAAGAAGTCGACGTAGATGTCATTCTCGACGAGGCGACAGGCCGCATAGAAAACGACGAAATTTTCCGTGACGAACTGTTCAAGCTGCTTTTTGCGGGTATATCGATAGAACACATCGTAGAGGCGTGGGTAATCGACGGCTTCGAAAACGGAAAGTTCTCTCTCGATGCGGGGCTTCTTGCGAAGGGACCGCTGGCTATATACATCGCGTATATGGCAGAGATCTACGACGTGCCTTATCGTATGTTCGAGCGTGACGATCCGGAGTCGGATCAGCGCATGGACAATGCAGATTTCCTCAGAGTCCTGAAGACCAACAACCCGGAAATGTTCTCGAAGCTGCGTGAAGGCTTGAACGAAACGACACGGATGGCGCAAGACGCGTACAAAAATAGTCCGGATGGGGAGTCATAATGGGTAATATTTTTGACAGCCCAATTACGATGGGTGTGATAGCAGGAACTCTCGACGTTGTCGCTGCAGGGCGCGTAGCTCTGCGTGAAGAACAAAAGAAGAAAGCCGCTGCCGCACAGGAATCTGCTGCTGACGCGCAAAAACAACTCGTAGAATTTTTAGGAAAGCCTGAAAACTACGGGTCTGCAGCGGCGTATATGAATACGAATCATCATTCGTTTTTAGCCCTAGAGCCTGATCTACGAGAATTGATATTTCTCAACGCTACGCGCACGGATCAACCTTTGCCCCCAGATCAAAAAGCCTTTTTCGACATGACGATGGACAATCGGGGCATGGCTGTAAAAGTAAATGAGCTTATGGGCACGGTTCTTCCGGCTATAGAGTCGTACGAAAAGTTAGCAGGTAGGGACTTCACTGCTGACGATTTACCTCAACTTGCAACACAGGGCATCACAGTCTTGCCTGAAGACATCGACATGATGACTACGCTTGTTAAGATGCCGCAAACCTACATCACAATGATGAGGGCCGCAGGTGTCACCCGTAAACTAAATTCGAATGAATTGTCGATAGTCAATGACTTGCCTACAGACGCAAAAGCTCGAAAATCAACCGCGCGAGAACTTTTGCCCACTGCAAAGCCCGGAACGATGTTTCACACAATACTTTCCAACGCGGCAAGCGCGACACTTCCTGCTAAACCTTACGAATCTCTGTCTGCAGATAAAAGAGAAACCATCCAGAAGTTGTTTCTTACGCCTAATGGTGAGTTCAGAGAGGATATTAAAGACGATGCTCTTTCGATGGTCGACACTCTGATAGAAAATATTCAGAATAATCATCTCACGTCGAGGGTAGTAGGAGAGGGTGACGAACAAAAGACGATATACGAAGGTTCACCAGACGCTATTTTTGATCTGACATTTCTCAATAGCTTGAGAGACACGTACGGCACACAGATAGGTACTCTGAAGGCAGAATCTGACTTGAATGACATCATCACTCTAGTCCAAAACGGAGCCGACCGATTAAAAGATATAGACGGGGATAATTTTTCTGAAAGGAAGCAGCTTGCAACGAATGTTTTAGCCACTCTAGGACTGCAAATCGGAGAAGCTGATCTGAAAGATCAAGATACTGACACACCCGGCTTTCAGGTGTCGAAAAAAATCCCTCCCGAAGCGGCTCCTGCCTTTCTCACTCTCGTAGGTGCAAGAGACGCCATAGAACAAGTCGCGAAAGACGAGTATCGATTCAACGCCGGAACGAAGTCTATCGTTATCGACACGGGAGACAGTATACAAAAGAATCCAGAAAGTTTCATTGCTGATCTCAACACGCGGCTAGGGAGTTTACAGTTTAATACCCTGCCCGAAAACACAAGTAAGGCTGAAGCTTTTTATCTTGAGATGGACGACGAACAAAAACAGGTGTTCGAACAGCAAGTTCTACAGGCACTCCGCAAAGACGATCAAATACAAAACACTGCGGTGATTTCGGGAGAGACAGGAAAAGAGGCTAAGGGGTCACGAGACTACTCCTTCTTCACACCCGAACTCTACAGTCTTCCCTTCGTACAAGCATTCCTACACGATGAATTGAACCTGCCGAGACCGGATCAAACTTTCTCCGGACGGCCTACCAACCCGACACCACAAGTAGGCAGAGACGGTAGTCCTCTGTCTGAGGACGAGTACGCTTTCAATTCGGCAACGATTATGGGTGTCACTCCCGCTGTGAAAGAGCTTGCAGCTAGGGCAGGAATGACGACGCACGACTTCTTCAACAAAAGCGACTTACACTACCGCATGATAGAAACCTCTGGTGCGAGAGATCCGTTCCGACTTTTCGAACCCGCGCTTGTCATCTCGAATATGGGCTTCTTTCAAAACCGCGTAGATGCAAGTATCGGTACGGAAGAGGCCGCTAAAATAGGTCAGGTATTCGCTCGTTTCGGGATTACGGATCGCGGTCAGCAATTAGATATTCTTTCTATAGCTATGAGCGACAACATACCAGAGGGTCTCGGAGCGGAACCGGGACGGACCACCGTCAATCTGGCACAATCGAACACCCTATTCGAAGCCTTGACAGGTGTTCCTCTCGACGAAAAGAAACTAAATTCACGCATGGCTGCAGACAGAGCGTTCCTACGTACAGGCAATCAAGTCTTAGATGCACTCAGAAAAGCCTCTGACGGCTCTGCCTTCACTCAAGATGTCAGGGCAACATTTATGAATCTTTTTACTGTGAGCGACAGTGTGGCTAGTCAAGCTGTCAAGGCAGGTAAAAAAGCGTTCGAAAAATTAGGAATATACAATCCGAACGACTACGTGTCTGTAGAGTCCAGAGAAAGAATTGAAGCTGCCACGGAACAGTTTTTGCAACAGGAATTCTTAGCGAACGACGCGGTCTTGGCGTCTTCTCTTGTCAAGTTCGCTTACAGCTTTGCGAAGACGATGGACGAAGCAGGTCGTATCTCTGAGCGTGACTATATCGCCGCTCTTGCGGCTGTCAACGCCGACTTCCTTGCTACTAAAAACACCCGTTTAGCTGTCGTAGAAAATCTAATACAACAATCTAACGACGCTGTGACACGTCACAATCGACTATTCGATATTCGCGTGAGACTACGAAATCAACAGCGCTTCATAAATCCTACTCGCTCACAGATCAAACAACTTCGTGTTCTGCGGTACTTCGATGATGTCGTCAACGCTACACGAGGTTTAGAAGATGTAGAGCGCTTCAAGAAAGCGTACGCTGCGAAAGGATTCAGCAGCGCTATCGCTGCAAGGAACGATACTAATTTTACGAAAAAATACAGTATAAAAATTGCTAATGGCACATTTGGACAGTTAGCGTCGAGACAGGGTCAGGAAGTGTACAGAGTGAAGGCTATAAAATTAGGCAGCAAAGATGGTGTCGATTTTATAAACGGTGTCCCTATGTTTATAGGCAACGATGGTAAACTCCTGAGTCAAGAAAGAATCAATGAATTGTTGAGGGCTATGCCGTGACGCAAATCAATACGAAGTCAGACGGAAACTACCTATTCCCGATCACTCCGCGTGGCTTACGACACGACTCTGATCCCCCTGTCACGGGGCAGCAAGATCCGAATGTTGTCCCTCCGGGCACAATCGGTTCGTACGAAAAGTTAGTCGGATTCGAAAAGGACAACATAGACCGCCTGAAGGCGGAGCTACCTGCACAGGCTAGAGAGGATATGTTCGAAAAGGCCATCTCGGGAGAGGTGGACATGAACACGCTTTTCGGTGACTTGTCCGAAACCGGAGAGTTGAACATCATTCCGAATGACGAGTACGCCGTGTTGAAAGAGGCTGCGGCGGCAGAGAAAGCCGGTAACCCGTCCCCTGATCAGATAGCTATACTCAACGCCGCCCGAGACACAAACGGTCAACTGCGTGCGACCTTCGACAGATTTTCTGAGGGGTCGACAGATCCTCGCTTTCAAGGCTTTATCGAAACGGGAGGTTTCCCCCTCGATCCGGTGGACAGGACAGTCATCATTCCGTCTGAGACACAGGAAAAGTATATCACACCACAAGTTGATACGCCTTTCTTTGTCGATCCTGCAACTGGCACTAGCCCTAAATTTAAGTCCCCTATGGCAGGTGTCGTAGAAGCTCTTGGAACTCCTTCTGTAATATTTGAATATTTAGGTGGGTTAGGCACACAAAACGAAATACAGAATCAGTCAGAGGGACAGGCACGTATTCGAGAGTTCATAGTATCTCGTGCTGACGGTCCGTCAGATCCGGACATACAGGATGCCCTACTGCAAACTCTAGGCACAGACTTCGCAGACATCTTTGCGGAGCGTATATACAACCTCGCATCCGTGAGTGAGCTAGGGGTTCGCCACTATCTGCCCACGTACACTACGATGGCGTCGTCGTACCTCTATGAAAAGCTGCCCGGCGCAGAGGGATTCGCTCCGACAGATGCGGACGTACAGAGGGATCTCGCAGACCTCAAGAAAAGTCAGCTATTCTCTAATCGTACGACATTCGTAAACGACATGATCCGTGAACAACTTTTTGTTCTTTATGGAGAAGAGAAGTTCAACCGTCTCGGCCTCAATGAAAAGACTGAGGACGGACAATTTGTACGTCAGTTCGTAGGTGAAAAGTTCGCAGAAGATCTTTTCGAAGCTATGTTCGACGATCTCCACTGGTCTCAAAAATTAGGGGCGTACGTTTTAGAGGGTGCTGTCATAATCGGAGCTACACGGGGCGCAGCAGCACCCTTTGTATTCGGCAGCAACATATATCGCATGGGGCAGTACGCCTATCGTTCAGCAAAAAACCTCGACATACCCCTCAAGTTCATGCCTACAAAAACCCTCGCACGTATGGCACAGGCAGAGGCCGGTACGGACTTAGCCATCGACGCTACGGCGAAAGCCCGTGAACTGTTGAAAAACTCAGAAGAGTTCAAAATCTTTTCTAACTTTCGTATCAACAATATCGCACGAGCGGTAGGAAGAGACCGGACGAAAGCGAACCTCCGCACGGATCGCGCACACTACAATCAACAGATTGTAAAAAACACCAACGCTTACAACGAAGCCGGGGATCGAGTAGCAGAGATACGAAAATCTATCGAACGAGCTAAAGTAGAATCATCAAACAGTCAAAGAGTAATAGACCTACAGGACGACCTTCGTATCGCTAAAGAAAATCTTGAACAAGCCTCTGACAATTTACGTTTTGTACGCGCTAAACGTAACAACACTCTTGTCAGAAGCATGGGTATAAAAGTTCGCGAGTTCGGTTTTCATCCGGAGTTCGACTTGACGTTCGCCCTGATGATGCAAGGGGGACGAGTGATGATGACGGGGGAAAGAGACCCCGAGACAGGATTCCCCCTCGAACCTCAACAGGGACTGATAGGAGAGGGTGTAGCAGCGTTCGGATTTGCTGTTGGTTTCGGCTTGAAGCAAGGTTTCAAACTCACAGGCATGAGTGAAAAAACTTTCGGAATAGCAGGAGATCGAGGTGGAGGGGCTGCTGGTATGGCGTTCCGCGCTCGTAGTGGTTTTGAAAATATTATGAGTTCTACTGTGGGGTCGACCACCAGCATATTCGGAATTTACAGGCAGGGAATAGCAGAAGGGTGGCTCGTAAATCCGACGTTGAAAAGCATCGTATTCGCGGATCAAGCCACTCGGGCAAGGTTCACTCCTCGTCAACAGAAAGCAATCTCAAATTTTTCTAATGCTATCTTGGGTATGCCTCGCGAAATTCAGGATGTCATATTCAATAACCTCGACACGTTCTATCGTGACACTCAAAATGTTATGAGCGTCTTAGAACCCCTTGTCGATGCCGGGGTTATAGGGATGCGAGATCTGTCTAAGTACAGGCAACTGCTATCGGCAGGATTCGGAGAAACATCCGGACTTGCGATCCTAAAAGCATACGGAGAAGTGTACGCGTCTCAAGCAGAAAACATCAAGCCGGGACACATACTCAAAGCGAAAAGCCGTTTTATAGATCTCGTAGCACAGTCGGAACACTACAAGGAACGCGCGGGTTTACTGAGCGCCGTAGCCGAAGAACTCGACATTCACGTCTTGAATCTGTCTGAAAAAATCAGGCAGGAGTACGGAAACTCACGGGCGGGTGCTGATGCTATAGCAATACTAGAACAGTATTCTTCATCTCTCAAGGGTGCTGCCCAGTATCACAACACTTCCTACATAGATTCTATCGGTCGAGCGCAACAGGAGATAGAACTAGCGATAGATGCCATCGCCGGATCAGAACTCCCTTCTATGCAAGAGATAGCTGCCATCGAAGACGTGCTAGATGACTTGTTAAAAGCAAGTTCTCGCTTGGGCACACTGAAGTCGGGAGTAGCAGAGGTTCCGCTCGAAACGGGAATGCAGACAGCACGGGCCGACGGGACAGCGGCACTGCCTGACCCAAATGTTCGACCTACCCAAGAAGAAATATACACAGGAGCGAAGGCACAGGTACAAGCTTTGCGGGGCATGGGACCGCCTGATCCACAAGCCGCCTCGTCGAACATCCGTATGAAGACAGATGCGATAATGGCGAACATGACCAGAGTTGCCAACCATACGAACCTCACACGGACAGAGGGGGCCGCTGCAGGAGAATTAGATGCGCTCCTCAAGGGTCTTGTAGCGACGGCAGACGCAGGACGGTTCGCAGAAGTGCAACTAGCCTACGAAAAAGTAGGTGGTATACGAAACATCCCCCTAGATCAATTAGGCACTAATCTCATCAAATTTTTGCAACAGGAATTCGAAACAGTCGGGGCGTTGCCCGGTAGCATGAGCTTCGTGGGACAACTGAACTCGAAGGCGTTCAAAACTAAATTCGGTAAGGTAGGTGTAGAATTCTACGAAGGCATAGAGAAGTCAGCGACGGAAGGCTTGAGAGTGTACTTCTCAGATCCGGACCGACTAGAGTTCTTTTCGCAGACACTAGGGAAGCCTATCGAGACTGCTGATCAAGCTATAGATGCCCTCAAAGAAAGACTAGCAACCTACGATGTTGCTAGACTGGCGCTAGGAACGGACAATCAAGATGTTCTTCGGAATATGTCTAACTTTCAACTCGCAACTATCCTGATAAATTCTAATGAGGTAGCAGGGGTAAACGCGTCGGCACTGCGATTGGTCGCAAGTCCGAAAGAATTAGAGGAATTGAAACGTCTTGCCGGACGACTGACAAGGCCGGGAAACGAAAGACAGATAATCAATCTCGGACAAGAGATTCAGCGACAGGTAGATGAGACGCTACAAACGCATTTGCAGGGATTCGAAGGACAAGCCCTTAACGATCTTGTCACGGCGCGCACGCTACACCGTGCAGCTATGCAGCAGTTCGATCCCGGAACTTTCGGCAATGATGTGAGAAATCTCGAAGCGAAAGCTCCCGGTCGTCTCACAGGAGAGGGAGTAGAAACAGCAGAGAAAAGCGTCACACGTCGCGAATCAGATCTGCTAAAGCCGCTCGTGGAAGCCATAGTAAATCCGAGTCCGGAGACGACAGAGATCATTTCAAGCACAGTGGCTCGACTACAGGCTACGCTGTCTCCCGTACGACCGACCGGACCGCTGGTGGTCACAGGAGCGGACGGTGTTCCTCGAATACCGTCGACAGCCGAGCTAGATGCCCGAGTGGATCGAAGCATGTCCGAAGCGACATTCAACACGATTTCTCAAGTTGTACGTGTAGCAGTTCGTAACAAGCTAGATACCCTGTATAACGTAGAAGATATGAGAAGGGCTATGAAGAACGGAGTCCTTCCGGATTTGTCCCTGAATAAAGGCGCAGACGAAATCATAGTTCCTAGAGGGTTCGACAGCCTCGATGAATTCTTCGAGTTTCAGAATGATCAACTACGCGTAAACGTAGACGGCTACGAAACACCTCTTCTTCTTTTCGACATCCGAGATGTGTACTACGCAAACAGAGACGTAGGTATTCTTCTCAACTCAAGTACCGAATTTCGAGATGTTCATGCGAAACTCATACAAAAGATAATTGCAGCAGCGACAGCCGACAAAGGGGTAGCGGAAGCAGCTACGAATCTCACAAAAGACAAGGCTGCAAAAGCACTGCAATACGCAGAGAAAGCTTCTACAGGACAGGGGTTCTTTGTCAACGTCATAAACTCTCAAGACGCAGACGCTATGAATGCGTTTCTGAGAAATCTTGAAGCTGATGACTCATTAGACATCGCTCAAAAACAGACGATGCTCCGTAGTCTTTTCGTACAGGTGATGAACGAGGTGGGGGGCTTCACTGCCGGAACTTCCCGTGTAAAACTACCCAATGGGCGGGAAGTACCTACCGACACTTACAATCGTCCGGGGGAGCTTTTCTTCCTTTTCGACGACGCCCTGAATGCAGGGGGCCAACAGCAAACGGGTTTGAACTTCTTGAGACTTGCTGAAGCTGCGGGTATCGCTCCTGAAACTATGGAAGTGTACAGATCCCTTTTCAGATTAGGTTTCCGCGAGTCAGCAGAGGGCATAATCAAAAGGAATAAGTTACTTGGCACAAGTGAGCCGTCTGGTGCGGCAGGTGTCATAGTCCCGCGAGGATACTCCATCGACAATGCAATCGCTCGTGCGTTCAATCTCGCACGTGACATGGTCTCACCTCAGTATGTTACGGCAGAGGCTATCGTCAAATACGCAGGAGTAGCTAAGGGTAAGATGGTGCAGTTTTTGATATCAGATCCGAAAGCTGCTGAAATCATAAACGCTCTTCTTACGGAAAACAGAAAAGTCTTAGAAGAAGAGGCCGCGTACTTCGTCGAGAAATTTACTAAGGTAATCGCGAGGGACGTACGTCCCTTCGTAGACGAGTACGATCCTAGAACAGAGGCACAACAAAAGATGTACTGGGAAAGTCAGGGATTTATATTCGACGTGCCTCTCAGCGCCGGTTTCCCTTTTATACCCAACGTACTTTCACCAGCAGGACCATCGACGATATGACAAAGAAAACTTACTCTAACGGCGCAAGTATTCGCAAGCCGCAGCTTAAGAACCGGGCGAAAGCGGACCTAGACAACGATAAAAAGATTAGCCCCTACGAACTAAAACGAGGGCTGGCTATCGAAGCAGCTATGGCTGTTCGGAAGGGCCGTACTAAACGTACTTAGCCGACTTATCTATAATTTCGTCAGCAGACGAGTTCAAATAACGTAACAAGGACACGATGGAGTGTGTGCCCTCATAGTCAGGCACTCCCGTGTCCATTTCTTTTTCTAGGTCTTCCGGACGCACCGACTCTTTGTTGAGTTCGATGTTGCCGTCCTGTCGTAGGTGTGCAGTGAGAGAAAACAGTTGCGCCTTCATAATTGTTCTCCTACTACTTCGCACCTGTAAGAGTACGCGTGTGGGGGCGGAAGAGCTTTAGGCATAGGAAGTATAGCCTCTGTCATCTCCATCACACGTTCTTCACATCGTTCTTCTGTAGGATACGGCCCCCGTTCATCTATAAAGTTGAAGCAGGGTCCGTCTGGTAAGTATATAGAACACACCATAACTATAGCCTTATACATTATTTAACTCCTCTATCGGGAGATTATAGCAGTCCGCCTTGAATACGAATCCGTTGTCCGGATCGATGTCACCACGACGATAAAACTTCGCGTTGCGGTAAAACGTACGTTTATCGATCTCCCCTAAAATCCACGCCTTCGAACCGTCGATCTTGATACGTACGAATACATACGAGTCGCAGTCTTGTTTCGTTCCGTGCGCGGGTATCGTACAATCGTAGTGCGGTCGCGGCTTCGTGTTGCATCGTTTCGTCTTGACGTCGATGCGCTTGCCGTCTAGCACCAGATCGTAGTGCCTGTTATTCGCCTCTAGAGCGCCCGTGAGGTCGCTTACGACAAGCTCCCCTAGTGCCCCTACCACATGACTCGTACTACCCGTTATACTGCCCTCTAGGATGCCT